AGCGGCGGCGCGCCCAGGTTTGCCGGCGGCAGCGCCGCCGCCGGCAGCGCGCCCACCGGGCCCGCCGGGATCCGCGCCAGGTTCGCCTGCATCTGCGCCATCGCCGCCCGCCACCCGGAGGCGTAATCCGCGTTGCCGAAGCGCGCGGTGTCCAGCGCCTGGGCGGCGGCCTGCTCCGCGCCGATGCCCTTCAGCCGCGCCGCGTTCGCTTCGTCGATGTCCTTCAGGCGCTCGCCCTGCACGTATTCGGCGTTCTTCAGCTCGTTATCGCGGGCCGCGTCCTGCAGCGCCGTCTTCTCGCGGAACTCGATCTGCAGGTTGTTCAGCGCGCGCTGCGCCGCCGTCTTCTTCGCCCGGTCGTCGCCGGCGGCGTCCACCGCCGCCTTCGCCACCGCGATCCGCTGCGTGTAGTCGCGCTCCATGGCGATGCGGTCGGCGAGCTGCTTCTCCTGAATGCCCAGCAGCTCCCGCGCGTCGACCAGCTTCTGCTGCTGCACGCGGATCTCGCCGGCCAGGCGCGCCCGCTCCGCCTCCTCCGTCGCCTCCGCCTGCTGCCGCTGCAGCCGCCGGATATCGTCTTCGATCCCCCGCACCGCCCGCGCCGCCTCCGCGCGCAGCCGGTACCGCGCCACCGCCCCGTCGCTCGCCGTCTCCTCCGGCGGCAGGAAGGTGTCGGCGCCGCTGGCCATCGCGCCCACCTGGTCCTGTGCCGCTGATCCGGACGTGCCCGCCAGCATCGCCGCTTTCAGCGCCGCCTGCTTGGCCTGCGACGCCTCGATGTCAGCACTGATGGCCTTCAGATCCGGATCCTCTTTCAAGGCGGCGGCGCGGCTTTCCGGCGTGCTGTTCCAATGCGTAGCCGTGTAGGCCATGGCCTTCGCGGTATATTGCGTGCGATACTTCGCGCGCAGGTGCTGCTCCTCGCTTTGCGCCTGCAGCAGGTCGGCCTGGTTCTGCTTGGCCTGGTACTCGTTGAGCGTTTTGTAATAGGCCTTCCATTGCTCGCTCAACTCGCCAACCTGGGGAATCTGGATCCCGAGCTGCTGGGAGATGCGCTCCATCGATGCCGCGAGCTGGTACTTCACCTTGACCAACTGCGCCTGCTCGTCCGCGGTTTTCGTGACCTTCGCCGAGAGGCTGTCATAGCTGGTGCCGAGGGTCTGAATCTCCGTCGCCGCGCTCTTCTGCGCGTCGATCGTCGCCTGCAGCTTGCCCGCCTGCGCGTCCAGCGCGCGTCCCTGCCGGTCGTTGTAGGCCTCCCAGGCCGCCGTCGCCAGTCCCACGGCCACGGCTACCGCCGCCGCCCAGCCGCCGACCTTGCCCAGCGTGCCCGCCAGCGTCCCCGCCTTCGCGCCCGCGCCCTGCATCGCCGTACCCGCTGCCGTCTCCGCCCCCGCCTGCTCCAGCGCCGCCTTCGTCGCCTCAACGTGCGCGAGCCGCTGCAGCTTCAGGTACAGGATCGTTTTCGCCACGAAGCCGATAAACGTTGCCAGTTGCGTGCCGGCGGCCAGCGCCGCGCCGCCGTAGAGTATCCACTTGCCGGCGGACGCCTTCTGTTCATCGCTCAAGCTGGCAAAATACTTTCCAATGTCCTGCAGTACCGGCAGCAGCGCCTGCAGCGCCGGCACCAGCGTGCCCTGCACGACGGGCACGATCGCCGCCAGGCCTTCGTTGCGCAGGCCGACGAGCTGCAGGGTGAGCGCGTCGATCGTCGCGTCCAGGTCGCGCCCCTTCTGCAGCAGCTCCTCGCTCATCACCGCGCCGGCGGCATGCGCCTGCGCCACCAGCTTGTCAAACGCGCCCGCTCCCATGTCGAGGATCGGCGCCAGCTCCTGCCAGCCCTTTCCGAAGATGGCGGCCGCCAGCGCGTTGCGCTTCGTGCCGTTTTCGATGGCCTGCAGCTTCTTCACCACTTCGGGGAAGAGTTCGTCCATCGTGCGCAGCTCGCCGCCGGCGCCCTTGACGCTCACGCCCAGCTCCTGCAGCGCGTCAGAGGCGCTGCCCGTGCCGTCCTCCGCGCCGTTCAGCTTCGCCTCGAACATCGTCACGCCGCGTGCCAGGCTCTCCATGTTCAGGCCGCCGGCCCGCGCCACCGCGCCCATCTCCTGCAGCCGCTGCGTGGAGAGCTGCGTCTTCGCGCTCAGGTTGTCGAGCTGCTCGACCTCGTCGGCGAACTGCAGCCCCGCCTTCGCGAGCAGCCCCGCCGCGGCCAGGCCGGCCACGCCGATGCCGGAGAGCGCGCCGCTCACCTTCCCGGAGATGTCCGCCAGCGCGCCGAACTGCCGCTTCCACTTGGCATTCGCCGCGTCGACCGCCTGACTCGCCCGCGACAGGGCCGCTTCCAGCCCCTTCTCGTCGCCGCTGACAATGATTTTCATCTCGCGATCAGGCATAAGAATTCTCCGGGAGCGCGAGCGTACCCGCGAGCACAAAGGCCCGCAGGCCGCCACCGAAAACTAAAAACTGAAAACTGAAAACTGAAAACTGAAAACTGAAAACTGATAACTGAAAACTAACCACCCATCACGTCGGCATCAAATGCGCCAGCTCCGGGTACAGCGCCGCCAGCCGCGCGTTGTCCGCCCGGTCGGCTGCCGCGTCGATTTCGAGGTGGTCGTTCGGGCAGCCCTGCGCCTGCCAGGCTTTGTCCTCGCTCAGCAGCAGCAGGTCGCGCGGGGTCATCCGGTAGTACAGCTCCGGGTCGATTACCCCCAGCGCGTGCGCCATGCGCCTTAACTGGCGGCCCCAGCTCCAGCCGGCGCGGAAGCGAAAGGGGCGCCCCCGCCCTCCTCGCTCGCCGGCAGATCGAGGCCGGCATGTTTGAAGTAGGCGTGCCACACCGCCGTGCCGATCGTCTCGGCGCCGTAGGTGTCGATAAGATCCGCCGCCGCCTCCCGCGTCAACGGGTGATACCGCTGCAGTTCCGCCCAGAACAGCGCCAGCAGCGCCGAGGTGAGCCGCCCGCCCTCCGCCAGCGCCCGCGGATCCGCCGTCCCGAACGTCTCCTCCAGCACCGCCACCGCCAGCGTGCCATACACCAATTTGTATACCGTGCCCCCGAGCACCAGCTCGACGCACAGCTCCGCAGGACTCGCCATAATCAGCCTCCGCTATTCCACGCGAAATACATCCCGCCGACACCGCGCCGCCGAATAGAAAGACCAGGTGCCCCCCTCCCCGCGCCGGGGAGGGGATGGGGGAGAGGTTGCGCGGCGTCAGCCGCGCCAGGCAGGGGTAGGGGACAGAGGACAAGCAGCCCGAATAGCCCCCTGTCCCCTGTCCCCCATACCCTACACCCTACACCTAGCTCGACGCGCCGCCGCTCGCGAACGCCCCGTCCGCCGCCTCGAAGGTGTAGCTGCGCGTGCCGCTGCCCTTGATCGGGCCGTCGCTGCCGATCTCGGCGAGCAGCGCCTGGCCGTGCTTCTCCACGCCGCCCTCGAACCAGTAGACGGTGATCTCCGCCCCGGCCTCCTGCGCCGCCTCCAGCGCGTCGAAGGCGCCGTCGGTGATGCACATGAGCTGGTCGCACGTGAGCTGCCAGTCGAGCCAGCTCTGCAGCCGCTTCACGTTCGGGTAGTCCGCCTTGCCCTCGACCTGCACGCTCTCCCGCTTGCGCGTGAAACGCGCGCTCTGCTGCTTCAGCAGCGCCGTGGCCTGGCCGTTCACCGCCACCTTGACGATGATGTTGTGGCCCATCCGCACATTGGTTTCCGCCATTGCCGTGTCTCCTCTTTCGTGGTATTGAACGCGCCGGCAACCGGCCGGCCAACCAAACAGCAGGAGGCCTCCCGCCCAGGCGGAACGCCTCCCCAAAAAACTCTTTCTCTTCGCTCGTGCTCTTTCTCGTGCTCCCACCGGCCCAGCGCCGGCGTGATAGAAAGCCCCGCTAATCCCCTCCCCATTCATGGGGAGGGTGGCCTTTAGGCCGGGAGGGGTCCGCGCGCAGCTCGGTTACTTTCCGCTCCCCTCGCCCACCACCGTAAATGTCAGACTCGCCCCAAAGATCGGCATCGCCTCGTCGTTGATGCCGCCGCCGAAGGGCTCGTCGATGGCGAAGGCGCCGTCCTCGCCCAGCGCGCGGGTGGCGCGGAAATCCTCGTACAGCACCGCGATCAGCCCCTCCGCGTCGGCGAAGCCCTGCACGTCGTCCTCGTCGATAGTGAACGCCAGCAGCGACGCCTCGCAGGTGAACAGCCCGTCCTGGTCCGTCCAGTCGCCCGTGCGCGCCAGCACCAGCGGCAGCAGTGCTTCCTCATCGGCATCGCGCGGCAGGTAGGTGTCGAACACCTGCGGCGCCACCAGCACGCCGTCGCGGTTCGGCAGCGTGATCTCCTGTGCCTCAATCACCGCCGCCACCCGCGCCAGCAACGCCCCCCGCATCGCCGCACAAATCGCATCCCAGTCGTAACTCATGCCCGCTCCCCGTACCCCTTCAGCAGCCGCGCGACTTCATGGTCCAGCTCTTTGTGGTAGCGCCGCATCGCCGTCGCCTGCATCTCGTCCGTCGCCACCTTGCCCAGCATTGAGGGCCACGCCGGCGCGTGCAGACGGATAAGTGGAAAGCGCGCCTTGCCGGCGCGCTGAAAGACAGCAAACTTCTCGTGCTCCATGCCGTCCTTGTCCGTCCAGCGCATGGTGCCCCAAAAGGCTTTTGCAATCCGGCCGCCGCTGCCGCCGCGCAGCACCCGCGCCAGCAGGCCGCCCTTCGGGCGCGGACGGCGCTGGATGCTGGAGAAGAGTTGCCGTGTCGTTTTCGCCGCCGTGTTGTCCGACGGCCGCGGCGTCACGCGGAAATAATCCAGGCCGATCGGCTTGCCCTTGGTGTGGATGTAACCGTGCAGCCGGTTCCGGTTCGCCTGCGAGATCTTCAATTTTTCGCTCGCGTCGGATCGTTTCACGAAGTACCGCCGCGCCAGATCATCCAGCAGCGTTTTCCGTACCGTGGTCAACGTCCGATTGATCGCCCGCGCGTGCGCGCGTTCGGCGCCATTCCGGACCAGCGCCAGCTCACGCTTGACCCGTCGCCGTGACTCGTCATCGACCGTGATATTGATCAGCGGCATAACCCTACCTCGGCGCGTTCCGCGACAGCTTGATCACCAGCATCCCCGCCTCGATGGCGAAGTCATCCACGAAGTAGCGCACGGCGTCGACGATCATCTGCCGCCGCGTCACCGGCGTCACGTCGCCCTCGCGGCACTGCAGCACCTTGCGGATCACCGACCCCGCCTCCGCGTTCTCTCCGGTCAGCGGCGTCCGCTCGTCGGTGTCCAGCACCGCCGTCACCGTCTCGCCGTCGATCTGCATCGCCGTCCCGAACATCGCCAGGAACAGCTCCACATCCCCGGCGGCAATGGCATCAAATCGAGAAGTCATCAGAACACTCCGGTCTCACCGGCACCGCGCCGGCAGGACAGCAAGCACCGGCAATCCCCTCCCCCGGCAGGATGCCGAAATGGGGGAGGGCAGGGAGGGGTCAGCAGGCAGGATGCCCTCCCTACTCTCCGGAAACGGGATCGCCTACCTCAACCACCTTATAGCACCCCCGCCGCAGCATCTCGATCGCATACGGGTCGCGCGTGCGGCAGATGCCGTTGGTGAACTGCACGCCCCAGGCGTTCACCCGCAGGTTGGGATACTGCTCGCAGCGGAAGGTGACCAGCGGCGGCAGCTCGCGCGTCGTCGCCGCGTAGCGGTCGATCGTCGCCTGCAGCGCGGCTTCCAGCGCCAGCAGTTGCGCCTGGCTCTCCGTCTGGAACGCGACGGCGCGGGCGGCCGCGGCCTTGCTCGCCTTCTTCCACGCCCGCGGCTTCAGCAGCGCGCGCAGCGCCGCCTCCCAGCCGTCGACGTCCGCCGGATCCACGTAGATGCCGGCGTCGCCCAGGCACTCGCGCAGGCCGTCGGTGGGGCTGGCGATCGTCGGGATCCCCGAGGTCGCCGCCTCCATCGCCGTGCGCCCCCAGCTCTCGTTCCCCGAGGGCATCAGCAGCACCCGGGTGCGCGCGTAGACGGCGGCAATGTCGCTGGTGTTGTTCAGCACCTCGACGTTCGGCAGGTCCGCCGGCGGCATCACCTGGTTGCCGTAGCTGCCGCGCACGCCCAGGAAGCGGACGTTTGGCATCCGCCGCGCCAGCTCCCACACCACGCGCGGCCCCTTGTTGTCGTCCAGGTTGATCAACGTCACCGCGTCGCCGGGGGTCACCCGGTAGCGCTCGGCCAGCAGCGGCGGATTCACGACGATCGACGGACCCGGCCACGCCTCGCGCGCCTGGATCCACGCCGTGTTGAAAATCATCAGGTCGCAGGTCGCCGGCGTCAACTGGTGATGCCGCACCTGGTTGTGGTTATGGATGTAGTGCGCCAGCGGCCGCTCCGCCTGCTGCGCCAGGTAGACGGCGTCCGGCGTCACGTGCAGGTGCGTCAGCACAATGTCCGCCCACTGGTAGCGCTCCAGCGTCGCCGCCCGCCCCAGCTCCATCAGCACCGGCACGCCCTCAAACGGCTTCGGCTCCGCCCGCACCGCGGCGATCACCGCCACCTCATGCCCGCGCCCCTGCAAAAACCGCAGCGCCGCATGCACCGTATTCTCGCTCCCCGCGTTATGCACCGGGGGATACCCGTAACAATGCGCCAGAATTTTCATGGCATCAGCCTCCGAATTGTCGACACGTAGCCGTCCATGGTACGCACCAGCGTAATCCCTCCCCCGGCAGGATGCCGAAAAGGGGGAGGAGCAGGGGAGGGGTCAGCCGGCACGATGCCCGACCACCCACACCGGATATGTGATGTCACTCCCCAGCAAGGGAGAGGTTGCGCGGCGTCAGCCGCGCCCACCAGCCCACCACAAGAGCGAGCAAAAAACTGAAAACTGACAACTGAAAACTGACTACGACAGCTCGTCCCACCAGCACAGCAGCCGCGGCTGCGCGCCGAGAATCCGATAGCGGTCCGGCGCCCGTCCCGCCCAGGCCGTCACCATCGAGTGCAGAATGCCGCCGTGCCAGCCGGCCGCCGGCGGCCAGTTGTAGGGCAGGCTCACCATCACCGGGCCGCGGCAAATACGCCGGATCTCCGCGAAGGCCGCGCACTGCGCCGCCCCGTCACGCGGATCGCCCAGGTGCTCGAGTACCTGGTTGGCGACAAACAGCCCATACTGCCCGTCCGCCACCGGCCACGGGCACTGCCGCGCGTCGTGTAGATACGTTGGCGCCAGCGCCGCGCGCACGTCCATCGTATGGCACCCCTGCACCAGCGGCTGCGTATACGCGCCCAGCTCCAGCACCTCCGCCGCCGCCAGCGTGTCGCCCACGCCCTCGCGAATCCACGCCACCGCCTCCGCCATATACGCCGCCCACCGCCCGCGATAATACGCATCACCGGCCAGCAGCTCCTCAGTCACCAATGTCAGCATAACGTTCCTTCCCTCCCCGCGGGGGGAGGTCCGGCTTCAGCCGGAGAGGGGGCAAATCAATTTGCACTTTGCATTTTGCATTTTGCCATTTGACTTGCGCGTAGCGCCACCATCGGCCCTCCAGGATGGGCCCCACCGCCAACGGAGGCTGAATCCGCGGAGGCATCGGATTGATGTCTGCGCGGTGAGACCCATCCTGCAAGGCCAATCATCGAGCGGGACAGGGCAGGGGAGAGGTCCGCAGCCCGAAGGGCTGCCTACCCTATCCCCTGTCCCCCGTCCCCTGTTCCCTAGGCGGGATCCGCCGCCATCGCCCCGCACGCCTTCGCCGCGGTCAGCACGTCGAGCATCGCCTGCTCCACGTCCGTCGGCGCTTCCGGGTCGTAGGGGGTGAACTGCACGTTCGCCATCTGCGGGCACGCCGACTCCGCCAGCAGCACGCGCGCGGTGGTGCCGGCGGTCAGCTTGGCCGCCACGCACAGCCCGGCGAACACCGGGGTCGGCGTCGCCTGCAGCTTGCTCGTGCCGGCGTTCCAGTAGAGCCGGTCGCCCACCGCGAAGTCGTCGTTGTTCACCGCCGGCATGGTGAACACCCCGCACACCGCCACCGCGCCCACCGCGCCCACGGCGATGTCCGCCTGCGCCACCGCCAGGCGGCTGCCCAGCACCACGATCTGGTTGTAGTCGATCGCGGCCTGGGTGCCATTGGTATAGTCCAGCGTTTCGCCCGCCTGGACATACGTTGCCAGAGCCATCGTTCTCTCCTCGTCTTTCACGTCCGCATGATTCCACGCGGAATACTAGTCAGGGGGGACTGTCACGCTGCTGTGCCGGCCGGAATGTATCCGCTACCGTCTCACCGTTGACTGTCCCCCCGGGTGTGTTAATGCGCCCGCCCATCCCTCTCCATTCATGGGGAGGGTGGCCTTCAGGCCGGGAGGGGTCAGACTTCATCCAGAGAAGGAGCAGCGCGCACCGTCAAATCATTGTGCATTTTGCACTATGCAATTTGCACTTTGACTTGCCGGCGCAGCCGGCCCGCCCTATTTCCCCGCGTTCATGTAGAGCGCGCGGAAGTCGAGCACGGTCACCGCCCAATCCCAGTAGATGCGCCAGTTCCAGCCCAGCACATCAAAGTCCGCCATCGCGTTCTCGATGATCGGCGTGTCGCGGCCGTTCAGGTAGGACACCTCCACGGTGTCCGCCTGCGCCGGGTTGCCGGCGACGAACCAGGCGTCGGTGTCGGTCATCTCCGGGTCGATGATCGAGGTGAGCTTCCCGCGGAACGGGTTGGTCACGCCGGCCTGCGCCGCGGAGACATCGGCGATGCTGTTCAGCAGCTTGTCGATGTCGGTCTCCAGCTCGGGCGGCGCCAGGATCGCCCACGGGGTGATGTTCACCGCCTGCAGCGCGCGCAGGCCGGTCTGCCGGCGCATCGCCGTGCGCGCCGCGCTCAGCGTGGCGGTGCTCGGCGCATCGCCGCTGCCGCTGGCCACGTAGTTGCCGTGGTCGGTGTGGAAGAGCGCCTTGCCATCGTAGATGGTGGCGTTGTCCGTCAGCGGCGCGTAGCACGCGTGGTTCAGCCCGCGCATCGCCGCCTGGACGTAGGCCACCGGCATGCGGCCGATGAAGTCCAGGTCGTCGTTGATCACCGCCTGGCGGGTGAGGGCCCAGCGCTTGCCGTAGGTGCCGAGGATCGTGGTCACGCCCTCGTCCTGCATCTCGTCGCGCTTGATCTCCCCGCTCTGCGGCACCAGCTCAAGCGCGCCCGCCTCGCTCATGCGATAGCGCTTCGTCGCCTTGAAGTCGCGGTTGCTGCCGCGGCTCGTCCAGAGCTGGAAGGTGGTGGCGGCGGCGCTCAGCCCGATCAGCATCGCCTTGCCGACGCTGTTGTCCAGCATCGCCGCGAACTGGCTGTCCGGGGTCATCGCGCCGCGAATGAGCTGCTCGGTGGTGAGCACGTGCGGGGTGGCCACGCCGCGCAGCCGCGCGTCTTCCACCAGCATCTCGCGCAGGCTCATGTTCGCCAGCTCGCGGGCCGCCGCGTGCGGCACGTAGCCGCCGCCGCGCTTCGCCTGCTCGATGGCCAGCCCCGCGCGCAGCAGCAGCGCGTCCGCGCCGGCCTGGCGGAAGGTGTCGGCCTTCTCCTCGCCCACCGCCGCCCGGCTCGCTGCCGGCGGCGCCCAGTCTTTGCGCCGGGCTTCCAGGATGGCCGCGCGCACCGCGTCCACCGTGTCGCCCTTGGCGATGTGCTCCTGCGGATCCACGCCGAAATCGCGGCACAACGCCGTGATCTCGCTCACCCGCGTGCGCTCGGCGGCCACCGCCTCCGCGCGTGCATTGTCGTCCCCGGTCGCTGCCGCCGGGGGAGTGCCGATGACGGGGGCCGCCGGCTCCTGGCCGGCCGCCCGGGTCTGGGTGTCGTCGCCCATCTTCGCTTCCCCTTTCGTGTTGTCCGGCTCACCGGCCGGGGTATCTACAGCACGCCCGACACCGACGGACCAGTCCGCCGGCACCGAACACAAGCTGACTTCCATAGGCTCCCACTCGGTCGCCACGTCGCACGGGCCATTGAAGCGCCCGTTGCTGCTCACAGCGCCGGCGGCCACTTCTTCCCAGACATATACCTGGTAACCGACCGAGACGCCGCGCAGGCTGCCGCTCTTCGCCTTGCGATAGTATTTCTCGGACTCCTCGTCCTCATCAAAGCGGATGCCGCAAAGGCCGCGCCGCGTCTGCGGATCGATCTTCGCCTCAACCACGCGCCCGAGAATGATGTTGCGGTCATGGTTGAAGAGCCCCACGCCCACGGCGTTGATGCGCTCCATGCGCACCGACTCCGCGTCATGCTGCAGGATCTCCGGCCCCCACCAGCGCATGACCGGCGATTCCGACGAGAACGACAGCCACACGGTCCGCGTCTCCTCGTCAATCTCCCGCACCTGCACATCGAGATAATCACGCTGCAGCATCACGCCCGTCTGCCGCCGCTCCGCCGTCTGTCCCGTCATCACATCACCTCACGTCATTAAACTGGGCTCGCAGGCGTCTCGCCTGCCCCATGGCCGCAGCCATACCGGCCAGCAGGCCGGTTCTTTCTCGTGCTCTTGCTCTTTCTCTCCCCTCCCCATTCATGGGGAGGGTCCGGCTTCAGCCGGGGGAGGGGTCCGCGTCCGCGCAGGCGGACGCCTGGCCGCAGGCCTCCACAGGCGTACTTCAGTGCGCCCCGTGTTAATTGGCCTTTTGACCTGCCGAAGGCGCAGCCGAGGCCACCACGCTCCCCTTGTTGTCGATCGCCAGCAGCATCTCCACCGGCACCCCCAGCGTCGCCGCCAGCCCCTGCGCGTATTCGATCTCCTTCGCGCGCTGCTCCAGGTTCTCGCGCCAGTCCAGCCCCTGCGCCGCGCACACCGCCGCCAGCGTCGTCTGCCCGGTGGCCATCGCCACCTTGTTGCCCGTGGCTTCCTTCTCCGGATCCACCCACGGCCGCCCCGGCGCGTAGTACTTGTGCGCCAGATACCGCCGCTTCTCGCGCCAGAAGCCCGGCAGCGCCCAGGCCCCCGCCAGCATCCCGCTGATCACGAACTCCGTATACACCTCGCGCAGCACGTGCACCGCCAGGCTCCCCTGCGTCATCCCGAATTCCAGCTCCTCTTCCACGCGCCCGGCGCGGATGCTGCTGTAATTCGTCTGGCTCAGGTCGCCGCTCGCCGTCTCGTACGCCAGCCCCTGCGCCGTCGCCGCCAGCCGCTGCTGCAGCCCCACGAAGCGCCCTTCCTCGCCGTTGCTGATCGACGGCTGGATCGCCTCCACCTTGTCATCGGGGTTGCCGTAGTAAATCATGCCGGGGGTGATCGTCTGGTTCGCGTAGCCGCTGCTCGCGTCCGTCCGCGGCGTCGTCGCCCCCGCCCGCCCCAGGCCGGCCGCCGCCGGATTCGCCGGGCTCACGAACAGCGCCAGGCACGCCTGGATCCGCTTCCCGACCCCCACCGCCTCCATATACTCCTGAATGTCCCGCACCCGCGGCAGCGTCGGCGCCAGCGGCGAGAACTCGCGCACCTGCGAAGGCCGCGTCTTATCCCACCAGAAGATGATCCGCTGCGCCTCGACGCGCGTCGACTTGCCCGTGGCGTAGCCGTCCGGGCTGGTCTCCTTCAGGTAGTAGGCGACGGGACGGTTATAGCTGTCCAGCTCGATGCCGCCGATCACCGTGTTGCCCGTGCCCGGCGCCGTGAAGTAGCTGCTCGTGTCCATGTCGTCCACCTCGCGGAGCTGCAGCGAAAAGGGCACCGGACCGCCGTCGGTATAGCACTTCACGAAGAGCACGCCGCCATCCACGCGCCGGCGGCGCACCGCCATCCCGATCATCTCCCAGAACGACTGCTGCCCGCTCACGTCGCAGTTGCGCGGCAGGCACCATTCCTCCCAGGCCTGCTCGATCTTTGTGTTCAGCGCCTCGTCCTGCGTGGTGCCGTCCGCCTTCGTGATCAACGACTGCAGGCGAAATCCCTGGCCCACCACGTTGCGCACCTCGGGCCGGATGATCCCCAGCGCGATGTCGCTGTTCCGCTCCAGATCCCGCGCCCGCGCCCGCACCAGGTCCCGCTGCGGCGCGTTCGTCTGCTCCGCCGGCTGGTTCACCGCCGACCACCCCGCGTTCAACCGCCGGAAATCCCCCGCGTCATACCCGCGCAACTGCAGCCGCCACGCCATCCGCGCCGCCCCCCACTTCGGGTTCAGCACGTTGATGAACGCGTCCAACCGATTCCACCCCGCAAACGCCTGCAGCGCCCGCAACGTCTCCGGAGTCACCGCCCGATTGTCAGTCGCCTGTGCCACAGCAATACCTCACACCGGCACAGCGCCGGCAAACAGCACGATCAGGAAAACCCCTCCCCATTCATGGGGAGGGTGGCCTTCAGGCCGGGAGGGGTCGGGGAGCGCGAGCGTCCCCGCGAGCAATAGAAAAACCCCCCGAATTTCGCATGCAACGCAGAGGCGCGAGGGGTCTGCCACCTGGTTGTGTGGATCCGGCGCGGCCGACCATCGCCGACCGCGCCGAACCCGTGCTGTCAATACCGAATGCTCGCACGGATCATCATCCGCCGGTCGCATTCGATAGGCGTCTGTTGGATACCGGCCTTCATGGGCAACGCCCGAAGCGCGCTTCCAGCCGGCCTAGCGCGCCAACTCCCGATCCTCACCGCCTCGCTCTGTCGTTGGGAATTCTGACTCACCGGCACAACGCCGGCAGAAAAGCACACTCCGGCAAATCCCTCCCCCGGCAGGATGCCGAAAAGGGGGAGGGGCAGGGGAGGGGTCAGCAGGCAGGATGCCCGCCACCAGCCCTACCGCTGGTCACCGCGTATCAAACTGCGCCACCGTGATGTTCTGCCCCAGCTCGATACCCAGCTTCTGCTCCAGCCGATCGCGCTCCTTGAACAACTTGTCGATGTCCGGCATCCGATGCCGCCGCGACCCGATCCCCATCTCCTGCGCCTTCAACGCCTGGGAGATCGCCGCGTTCACCTCGTCAAGCTGCTCCTGAGTGGTAGCCATACAACACCTCACACCGACCCCGCGCCGGCAAAATAGCACGCACCGGCAATCCCCTCCCCCGCCATGGATGGCGAAGTGGGGGAGGGCAGGGAGGGGTCTGCCGCGGGACGACCGCCCTGCACGCCGGTAAAACAAGGGTCCGGCCACAGCCGGATGATTTCACGTGGAATAGACCTGGCGGGCGGGGAGCCCATCCCCCGCATCGGGTTTTGCCGAACTCCGGATGCTGCGTCTAGTGCCCGTTACCCTGTGGGTCTGTTCAGGGCGAGAGTTACAGTTCCGAATCGCTGCATGACCGCGCCATACATTAGGGGTGGGTCCAAGACATTCCCCACCGCCGCCAGGAAAATCAGTGTCCGTCTCTCCGGACCGTCACGCCTCGCACCTCTCCGGGTGGCGTCCCCCTTGAGCCGACGGTGCGCGCCGTCGCCGGGTTCGGTAAGGCCGTGCCCACCCCGACGATCGCCCTGCAGCGGATCCCTCCGCATCCGGCCTTGACGTATTCACTGCTTGCCTGGCGACGAAGCCGGTGGTGATGGTGAGGGAGGGAACCCCGCCGCCAGACAAACCCTGTTGAACTATCCGCCCACCCATCCCTCACGCGGCCGCACCCAGCCACTGCCCGCGGCAACAGGCGCGGGCGGCGGCGGCGCATCCACCGCCAGCTCGAGCTGCTCCGACAGATACCGCACCTGCTGGATCTCCGCCGCCACCGCGGCGTAGACTTCCGCGTCAAGATAGTGGTTCGCGACATGCGAGAACTTCGGCTCCCACACCTCGCCGCCGTGCTTGCCCGGCACCTTGTGCTCGCTGGTGATCTGGTCCGCGTATTCCTCGTCGGTCTCCGCGTGCACCATCCACGAGCCGCGCCCGTTCGGACGGTTCAGGCGGCTGGCGATCATGTCTTTGAACTTCCCGGTGTCGACGATGATCAGCCGCATGCCGTTCGCGTTGCTCTCCGCGCGGTCGACTTTGGAGAGGCTGTAGCGCGAGGTCATCGCTCGGCTGCTGCCCTTACTCGGTACCGCCCACTCGCGGTTCAGCGCGCAGAAGTCATACACCTCGTCGACGGTGTTGCCATCGCCCGAGTCCACGCAGCACAGTTCGACCTGCAGCGCGCGCCCGGTCGCGTCAACATACGGGCGGTTCATCACCGCCTCCAGATCGCCCGGCGACAGCGCCAGCCCGTACCCGATGTTCCAGCTCGTCATCGCCACGCCCCAGGCGCGGATGACCCAGTACATGTAGCCGCCCTGCTGCCAGTCGATGCCCGCCGTCAGCAGCAGCGCCTCGCGCGGCAACTCGCCCGGGTCATAGGCCGTTTTGTGCGCCAGCACCAGGTTGGTGTCGGTCATCGTCTTCGTGTTGCGGTAGGCCTCGCCCAGCCAGCCGTTCACGAAGTTCATCAGGTCGTCGGGATCGTCGACGCTGGCCAGGTACTCCCGCGCGAAACGGCCGAAGCTCACCAGCAGCGAGAGCAGGCTGCTCGTCTGAAAGAACAGCTTGCGCCGGCGCGTGCCCTGGCTGCGCACTGGCAGCCAGCGCCCGCCCTTCACCAGCTCGGGCTTCATCGCGTCGGTGATCCGCTCCAGGCAGTCGTGGCACTCGTAGTACGCCGTCTCTTCGGCCTGCTCCGGCGTCGCCCCCTCGCGCCAGCGCAGGTACCGCCGCTTGCCGTCCTCGCTCCGGAAGCGGAAGTTCAGCTCCGACCCGCAATGCGGGCAGGAAATGTGGAACTCCAGCACCTCGTTCGCGTCTTTGGCCTGCCGGCAGATATTGTCCGCGTCGTACTTCGGGCTGCTCAAGCCGATCAGCTTGCGCCGGTGCGGGAAGTTCTTCTGCCGCTCCATCGCCAGCTTGATCGGGTTCGCGTCGTCTGCCGACTGGTACGGGAATTTTGCCACCTCGTCCAGCAGCACATACGGCACCGGGTGCGCCGCCAGGCTGGCCGGCGAATTCGCCCCGCCGAAGTAGATCACCATGCCGCTGCGAAAGTGCAGCTCGAGGTCCGTGCTCTCCGCCGGCAGGAATTGCTCCGCCAGCTCCGGCGTGGCCAGCAGCATCGGCTGGATGCGGTTCACGCTGATCGCCCGCGCGAGCTTGTCCGTCGGGTACACCAGCAGCGTGTCGTCCGGATCCTGCAGGATGATGTAGGCGAGGATGTTGAACAGCAGCCGCGTGCCGCCGATCTGCGTCGGCTTACGGAACCAGATTTCCTCGACCTCGGGGTCAAGCCAGGCGTCCTGGATGGCGTTCAGGTACGGCGTCAAGTCGGGATCGTAGGACCGGTTGCGGTCCACGTAGCGGTACCGCGCCGCCGCCTCCGAGACCGTCAGGTCGTCGGGCGGGCGCAGCGCGCGCAGCGAGGTCAGGAACCAGTCCGGGTAGGCCTCGCGCCGGCGGTGGGCGGCCGCCTGGCGGCTCGTCGTGTCGTGCACGACGGCGCCGCGCGCCGGCGGCTTACTTTTTGCGGCTGCGGCCCGTGCTCTCGCCATACCCCGTCCCCTCCGCCACCCGGCGGAGAAAATCGCGCACCAGCCGCGCGTAGTCGCTGCCCACCTGGCGCATCGTCGCCTGGTCCACAAACGGCGCGACCAGGCTCGTGATCTTCACCTCGAAGGCCTGCAGGTCGCGCTTGTGCTCCGCCAGGAAGCGGCCGATCACGGCCTGCACCTCCGACCGCTTCACGTACTCGCCGGCGGCGATGCTGTTCTTGAGCTGCAGCGCCTCCGCCTGCAGCGCGCGCAGCTTGCGTTTACTCTCCCGCTCCTGCGCCGCCTCGCTGACATCCGCGCCCTTGCTGTCCAACCCGCGCCAGGCGATGACATCCTTCAGCGGCCACCACCCGTACGCCGCCGCCGGACACCCGCGTTTCTTCCACCCCGACAGCGCCTGCTGGCTCACCCCAAAGGCCTCCGCCATCGCCGCCGTCGAGAGACAGATCACCCCGTCAATCGTCTTAACCTGTTCTCGCTCCATACACTCACTAAGTCACAACTACTCGAAAAAATACCCACCCCCCCAATCCCCGCGCTCACCGACCCGCAGTAGAAACGGGGACCGGGAAGGACCCGCGCTGGGGGGAGGAGGGGGCGGTCGGAGGGAGGGAAGGGCCGGTCACCCTGCGGTGACTCGGCCACGATACAACCATACCACACATTTCCCCCCAACTCAGAAAGCAAAAAGAAAGTACTCAGCATGAACTTAGCATGAACTTAGCATATTCTCAGAAGGTCGCCCTATTTAGTGCCCGCTTGCCCGTTCAAGCTGCATGGCACAGAGCGCAGCCGACAACTGCGGCACCAGCACGCCGTCCAGCCGCTTGATGCGCTCGCGCACGCCGGTATGAGTCAGGGAGACATCCGCCAACTCGCCGACCCGCGCCGCCGAATACCCATCCCGATACGTTGCCTCCAGGATGCGCCGGCCCACCGCGTCCAGGCCGGCCAGCACCACCGTCACCCGCTCGATGCGCGCCGTCACCTGCGCCAGCTCGCGCTCACGATCCGACTTGTCGAGGCGCAGTTGGCGCAGGTTCTGCCGCAGCCGCTCCTCCTCGCTCCCGTGCTCCATGGCCGCGCGGTGCGTCGGGTCGCCGTGGCCCTGGCTGCGCCCACTGTCCGGCGTATAGCGCGCCACCCCCTGCGAGGGCAGCAGCAGCGGATCGTTCAGCGCCTCGACCAGTGACCGGATCTCGCTGTTGATCCGGCCGAGATCGATCTTCAGCATGTCACGCTCGCGAATGTCGCCATAATGCAGCGTCATAAAATCCCGCAACGTCCTCACCACTACCCCTCCCCCCGCAATGCCCGCTCGATATTCCAGTCCGGACCGCCCAGCCGGCGCACCGCGCAGCCGCGCGCCAGGCGGCTCATGATCGCAGCGCCCGTGTCCCCGTTTCCATAGCGCTCGCGCAGCTCCAGCAGCTCGTAATTCGTACTCACGATCGTGCAGCGCCCGGCCTCCACGCGCCGATCCAGCACCTCGTACCAGCGCCCGCACGCCCAGTCCGACTGCGCGCCGTCCTTGCCCAGGTCGTCGATCAGCAGCACCGGCACCGTGGCGTAGAAATTCAGGATCTGCGCCTGCGCCAGACCGCCGCCCTCCACGCCGAAGAGCGCCTGCAACGACTTCAGCAGGTCCGCCTCCTTCAGGTAGGCGCAGCGCACCTCCCGCGCCACCAGGCCCAGCGCCAGCGCGTGCAGCGTGAGGCTTTTGCCCGTGCCGTTGGAGCGCTTGTTCGTCGGCCACCAATCCGAGATGCCTTCCTTCGCCCGCGTCAGGTACATTCCCGGCCGCGCCACTCCGTCCGGCGCCGGCAGCGGATCGATGCCCGGCTGCCACGCTTCCAGCTCCGCCAGCACCGCCCGATTCCACCGATCGCGCCGCAGCGCGGCGAAGCTATGTCGCCGCGCCTTCTCGTCCAGGCCGCTGCCCTCCAGCAGTTCCGCCCGCCGCGCCGCCGCCTGCGCTGCCAGGCAGCCCGCCGTCGCGTAGCGCTGGCGGATTCCATGCGAAATAATCGCCATCGTCCCGCCGTGGTCACGGCACGCCGCGCAGCGCCCCGCCCGCAGGCTCACCGGCCATGGGCACGCCGACGGATCATCGACCGTCAGCACTGTCGCCGCCGTGGGATACCGCGCCGGATCCAATCCCGCCAGCAGCGCCGCCAGCTCCGCGCCCTCCACTGTGCTCACTCTCGTCAACTCGCTCATGTCAGCCTCCGCGTCTCCGTCCGCCCCTCGTCAGCCGAGGGCATCCACTGCCGCCGTCTCCCCCGCCGTCGCACCGCCCCCCGGCGGCGTCCCGGTTCCCGACCGCGCCACCTTCGCCGCCGCCTTCTCCCCCGCCAGCCGCGCCGCAAACGACAGCTCCGTCACGACAGACTGCCACACCTGCAGGTCCGACCGTTCTGCCGCCTGCTCGAACACCCCCTGCAATTTGCCGGTGGTCAGCAGCGGCCGCAGCCACGCCCGCCAGTCGCCGGCGATCGTCCCCGCGTCGGCAATCAGCCGCGCCAGCACCGGCTCCTGCTGGGTGAATTTCGCCGTGTGATCCCAGCCCACCGAGGCCGGCCAGATCGGCCGCTTCCAGGCGTCTACCAGCTCCAGCGTCACCGCCCGCACCGCCGGCCACCGGGTGCCCTCACCCAGCGCCGAATGCAGAAACTGCTCCAGATCGACCTTCACCACCGGGGAAGACGCCTCCGGCACGCCGGTGGGCGCTGGGTGTATACCTCCAGCGCTGGTATTAGTCCCAGAAGGGGTTCCCCCTTCTGGTTCTTGTTCTAGTTCT